CATCCATAGACCCGCTTGATTTTGCAAGCGCTGAAGGCTCGCCAGACGGCTTGGTGGCGGTTAATGTTGACCACCGCGAGGCTTGGTTGTTTGGCACTGACTCGGTTGAGGTCTGGTACGACTCCGGCAACGCAGATTTTCCATTGACGCGTATTCAAGGCGCGTTTAACGAAATTGGCTGTGTGGCCGCATTTTCGGTGGCTAAACTGGACAACAGTTTGTTCTGGCTTGGCACTGACGCCCGTGGCCAAGGCATTGTCTACAAAGCCAACGGCTACACTGGACAAAGGGTTTCTACCCATGCTATTGAATACGCAATTGCCCAATACGGCAACATCTCAGACGCTTTAGCCTACACCTACCAGCAAGAAGGCCACGGCTTTTATGTCCTGACATTCCCAAGCGCCAACGCAACTTGGGTGTACGACGCCGCCACACAGGCGTGGCATGAACGCGCAGGGCTGGTCAACGGCGCGTTTACGCGTCACCGTTCTAACTGCCAGTGCAACTTTGGCGGCGAGACAATTGTCGGCGATTTTGAAAACGGCAACAGTTACAAATACAGCCTTGAAGTCTATTCGGACAACGGCGACGCACAAAAGTGGTTGCGCTCTTGGCGCGCTATTCCTACGGGCCAAAACACGCTCAAGCGCACTGCCCAGCACAGCCTGCAACTAGACGCAGAATCTGGCGTGGGTCTAAACGGCTTTACGACTGAGCAAGTGTTTTATTTGGTTACGCAAGCCAGCGACAATCTGATCACTGAAAACGGCGATTACATTGCCAGCGACATTACGTCCTCTGTAATTGCTGACCCTCAAGTCATGTTGCGCTGGTCAGACGACGGCGGCCACAACTGGTCAAACGAGCATTGGACGTCCATGGGCGGCATTGGCCGGTTTGGCCAACGGATCATGTGGCGCCGCCTTGGCATGACCACCCGCATCCGCGACAGGGTCTATGAGGTGTCAGGCACTGACCCAGTCAAGATTGCTATCATGGGCGCAGAACTTCAAGCAAGCCCTACAAATGCTTAACATTACGCAGATCCCCGCCCCCCGCGTTCCTTTTTTGGATGAGCGCACGGGCACGATCTCGCGTGAGTGGTTTCGCTTTTTAAACAACTTGTTTATATTGACTGGCGGCGGTCAAAACCAGTTCTCCATTACAGACTTGCAACTTGGCCCGCCAACGCAAACTGACCCCACCGCTTTAAACGTGGCTTTTGAGTCGGCGCTTACACCAACCGCGTCTAGCCAAGAGTCGCAGATTGCTGAGTTGCAAAAGCAAGTGCAGGCGCTATCAGTTGCACCAGCCTACACGCCTCAAGTGCCGCACCCCATTTACGGTGGCTTTTATGACATTACAAACCAATACGACGGCTCAACAACGCAAGCCTATCCAGTACGGTTTGGAACAACTTTGTACCAAAACAATGTTCGGATATTAACCGATACGGCAGTTTTTACCGGCTCAATCAGCACAACCAATTTGACTGTGTCGGCTATGACTTCAGGCACTATTCGGCTTGGCATGCTTCTTACGGGCACAGGCGTTACGGCCGCCACACACGTTGTGTCTCAAACGTCTGGTACGCCGGGCGGCGTGGGTGTTTATGTAATTAGCCCAAGCCAGACCGTAGCGTCAACAACCATTACGGGCACGGTTAAATCCAGAATTCAAGTTGATTCGAATGGCGCATACAACATTCAGTTCAGTCTTCAGTTAACCAACACTGACACATCAAACGAGTATGAAACTGATGTTTGGTTAAAATACAACGGCGCCGATTTGCCCAATTCAAACAGTGTTGTCACAGTCCCTAAAAAGCATTCTGGCGTTAATGGCCAGATCATTATGGCTTTAAATTACTTTTTAGAGATGAAAGACGGCGATTATTTTGAGTTAAATTGGCATGCTGCGGGAACAACCGTGTTTATTGAAACCATTTCCGCAGGCACGTCGCCAACTAGACCAGCCGCACCATCTGCTATTCTGACCGTTAATTACGTTTCCGGCCCCACAATTCAAGGAGTCACAGCATGACCGTTACCGTCAAAGTCCTCATTCCAGCCAAGATTGCCGAAAGCGCGCAGACTACGCAATACACCGCGTCTGGCGTTACCACGATCATTGACAAATTTACCGCAACAAACTACAGCGCGTCATCGGCGACAATCAGCGTCAACTTGGTCACAGGCGCTACTGCGGCGGGCGACGCCAACTTGATTACCAAGACCAAAACGCTGCAACCCTCAGAAGTCTATACTTTTCCTGAATTAGTCGGGCAAGTCTTGATGCCGTCAAGTTTCATCTCTACAATCGCAGGGACTGCTAGCGCAATCAACATTCGTTCATCTGGCCGTGAAGTGAGTTAAACATGACTGTCAATATTTCCCTCTTTGCAGGCGCTGGCGCCCAGTTCTTTGATGACAACGGCGTGCCTTTGTCTGGCGGCTTGCTATACACCTACGCTGCTGGCACAACGACTGCGGCCACCACTTACACGTCTGCTACTGGCCTGACAGCCAACAGCAACCCTATCGTTTTAAATGCGGCGGGCCGTGTTGAAGAAGAAGTTTGGCTTAACGCAGGCGACCTGTACAAATTCATTTTGGAAGACGCAAACGAAGTGCAAATCGGCAGTTGGGACAATCTTCCCGGCATTACCGACGCTAACGTCTTGGCGGCGCAACTGGCCAACCAATCTGACATTACGCTTGGCGACGCGCTGATTGGGTTTAAACAGACTTACTCTTTGGGCATCATGCCCGGCGCAGTTGGCAAGACCCTGAACAACAAGTTGCAAGATTTGGTGTCAGTCAAAGACTTTGGCGCTAAGGGCGACGGCACAACAGACGACACGTCAGCTATCCAAGCGGCCATCAACTTGGCCTGCACTTATGGCGGCAACGTCTATCTGCCCGCAGGCACGTACAAGATTTCAGCCGCGCTGGTGTTCTCAATGAACAGCAGTTTGGTAGATCCCATTAAGCGCCCATCTATGTCAGGCGACGGTATGGCTGCTACAACCATCTACCAAACAGCCAACGCCAACGGTATTGAAGTTGTTGGATATGACGCGCAACCGGCTGGCTATTGCTTGTTTCAAGACTTTACCCTGTACGGCTATCAAAAGAACAAACTAGGCATTGCGCTAAAAGACATTGCGTTTGTCACGATTGACAACGTCTATCTGGCTGGCTGGTCAACTGGCCTGTATGGCGCAAACGTCTTGTCGTCCACGTTCAATGACTTGGTTATTCGTTTCAACGACGGCGGTTTTTACTTTGAGCCTAACGCCGCGTTTGGTTTTGTATCTGAACCCAACGCTATTGCAATGACCAACTGTACCGTTGGCAACAACGACTCGTACGGCGGTAAGGTCATTGGCGCAGGCGCATTTAACTACATTGGTGGCTCAATTGAAGCCAACGGTTTTGGCACTGACTTGTCTAGCGGCAAGTGGGGCTTGGCTTTGGTCGACGTGGGCGGCAAAATTGCCCAGCAGTCTGCCAGCGGCTTTAACATCAGCGGCGTGTATTTTGAAGGCAACGGCGGTCAAGCGCAGTTCCAAGTTCAGCAGACCGTCTCACGCCCCGGCATCAATGGTGTATTGAACGGTTGTAGTTTTACTGTTGTCAGCACAAGCTACCCACAACAACAAATCTACTTGGCCGCAACGCTGTCTAGCTACGCTTTTCCCATTACAATGGAAGCAGTTGGCTTTGCTGGCCTAGACGGTCACACGCCATCTGCCCTTCGTCCCACAATCAACAACGTGGCCGGCGACTTCAAGTTGGCTATGGTGGGCGTCACGTACTACAGCAGCGTGGACAAATACAAGCAAGGCGCGCCTAACCGTTTTGAAGGCATTGTTGAGGCATCTGTTTACGCCGACTTGTCTGGCACACCCATTGGCGGTGGCGGTGGCGGTGGCACATTGCAGTCTGTCCTGACTGCTGGCAATACCTCAACTCTTAACGGTATCTTTGGCGGCAACGGCACAAGCACTGGTATTGTCATTGGCACTAACACCTATGGTGGCGTACCCTTTGCAGGCATTGGCTCTTACGCATCGCGTTTGTATCTGGCCAACACTGCGGCTTTGGCGACCACTTATGCGGTTGACTTCAACGGCGCTAACTTCCAGCCTGCGGTTGACTCAAGCGCCGCGACTGCGCTAACCTTGGGCGGCGCGTCTAACAACTGGAACGGTTTCTATTTAAAGAACGCCTTTACTTGGAACGCATACGCGATCCCTGCGCCTACTGGCTCAACCACCACTTTCCTGCGCAACGACGGCACATGGGCTACGCCATCTGGCTCTGGCTCTGGTACGGTCACAAGCATTACAGCAGGCACTGGCTTAAACGGCGGTACGATCACTACGTCTGGCACGATCAGCTTGAACAACACCACCGTGACTGCGGGGTCTTACACTTCCGCAAATATCACTGTTGACGCTCAAGGCCGTGTTACTGCGGCAGCCAACGGCTCTGGCGGCGTAACGCCAACTTTGGCGCAAGTCACTGCGGCGGGCAACATCACCACGCTCAACGGTATTTTTGGCCAAACTGCGGTTGGCAACGGTATTGGCGTGGGTGGTGCAACGCCCGGTGGCCCTATGGGCGTGGCCACTTACGACGGCACGATGTACCTGACCAACAACGGTACAGCAGCCACACCTCGCGCCATTGACTTTAATTTAAACAACTTCCAACCTAGCGCAGACAGTAGCGCGGCAAATGCTTTGGTGTTGGGCGGCGTTGCAAAGCGCTGGAATGGTTTCTTTTTAAGCAACACATTTACATGGAACGGCTACGGCATTGTTCAGCCAACTGGCGACACAACCAAGTTCTTGCGCAATGACGGTTCATGGGAAGTCCCACCCGCAGCAGGCGGCGGCGTATCGTCTTTTAACACCCGCACTGGCGCAATTACATTACTCAACACAGACGTTACATCTGCGTTGACGTACACGCCTGTTAACCCCGGCGTCGCCAACACCTTTACTGCAAACCAGACAATTAACAATTTGACTGTTGGTTTGGTAACTGGCGGTAGCTACCCCGGCATTTTGTCAACAACAGCAGTGGGCGTGCTTGGCAATTCAACCAGCTATGTGGCCGTGTTCACTGGCGGCGGCTTCACATCGCTGATCCCTGCGGTTGACGACACAATCAATTTGGGCGCATCTGGCTTTACTTGGAAAACCATCTATCTGAAAAACCAGTTTATTTGGAACGGCTATTCCATTACTGCGCCAACAGGCAATACAGCGTTGTTCTTACGCAATGACGGCACTTGGGTGGCGCCTACTTCGGCTGGCGTGTCGTCTTTTAATTCCCGCACTGGCGCCGTTACGTTGACCAGTGGCGACGTCACAGGCGCGTTAGGGTTTACACCAATAGCGTCTGGCGGTGCATTGGGCACTCCTTCTAGCGGTAATTTGGCCAACTGTACCTTTCCAACACTGAACCAAAACACCACGGGCAACGCCGCAACGGCAACTTTTGCCACGTCTGCCGGTTCAGCGTCAAGCGCCACTAGCGCCGCCACTGCAACCAGCGCATCGACTGCGGCCAATTTGTCTGGCGCTACGCTAACAACCAGCAGTTACACATTGGTGTCGTCTAGCAGTTTGGTTGCCATGGGTAATACAGGCGGCTCTTATGGCGTGTTTGTGAATAGCAATATCGCTTTTGCACCTAACGTCGATAACACACTGACTTGCGGTTCATCTGGTTTTCGCTGGACGACTGTGTACGCCACAACCGGCACGATCAACACGTCTGACGCAACTCAGAAAGAACAAATTGCTGACCTGACCGCCGCTGAGTTGGCCGTGGCCAGACGCATCAAGGGCTTGTTTAAAACCTTCAAGTTCAAGGATGCCGTGGCGGCCAAGGGCGCAGGCGCACGCAAACACATTGGTGTCATGGCGCAAGATGTGCAAGCGGCCTTTGCGGCTGAAGGTTTGGACGCGGCTGAGTATGGCGTGTTCTGCTCAGATACTGTGGACGACGTAACCACTCTTGGTGTACGATACGAGGAACTCCTCGCGTTTGTTATCGCTGCAATGTAATTGGAGATCAATATGAGTTTTCTTGGAACACTATTAGGCGGCGCGGCTGGCTTTATGATTGGCGGCCCCACGGGCGCCATGATGGGGGCAAGCCTTGGAGGTGGTGTTGACGCATCAAACGCGGCATCCAAAGCGGCTGGTATTCAGGCGCAATCTGCTGACCAAGCCACGCAACTTCAGCGTGACATGTTTAACAAACAAATGGAACTTCAGCAGCCGTACCAAGAGGCGGGCGTTAACGCGCTGAATAAATTGCAAGGCTTGTCTGACTACACAAAGTTTGGCATGGGCCAATTTCAGCAAGACCCCGGTTACGCATTTAGATTGTCAGAAGGCCAAAAAGCGCTTGACCGTCAAGCAGCCGCCCGTGGTGGTTTAATCTCTGGCGGCGCTTTAAAAGCGGCGCAGCGCTACGGGCAAGACATGGGATCACAAGAGTATCAAAACGCTTTTAATCGCTACCAGACTGAGCGCAGCGCCATGCTCAATCCATTGCAATCGCTTGCTGGCGTAGGTCAAACGTCTGCAAATATTATGGGGTCAAACGCGGGGCAGTTTGGTGTCAACGCGGGCAACAACATGATGTCTGGGGCTAACGCCCGTGCGTCAGGATATGTTGGAGGCGCCAACGCGCTAACCGGTGGGTTAAGCAGCGCGGCTAACATGTATCAGAACAATCAGATGATGAACATGATGCAGAATAATAATCTAAACCAACGCTACGGCGCAGGTAATGTTTATTATCCTAGCGGCCAATATGGCAATTCTACGCCTGTGGGAGAGTTTTAATCATGCCACTTGACACTAATATCGCCCTGCAAGTTCGGCCATTCCAGATGGAATCGCCGGTCAATGCAATGTCGCAGATGTACCAACTGCAAGGCGCGCAACAAGCCAATCAATTAAACAGCATGAAAATGGCTGAGTATGAGCGCGCGCGTGTTGAAGAAGAAGGTTTGCGTAATTTTTTAGCCGGTGCGGATATTAAAGCGCCTCAAACGCGGGCTGAATTGACAACTAGGTTTGGTAAAACTGGACTTGGTTACGCTAAAGCCTTGTCAGATCAAGAAACTGCGGCGTTAGAACAAAAATCTAAACAGTTAAAATTTGCTGGTGATCTAGCAGAGCAAGCTGGGCGCATTTACGGCACTGTTACTGACGAAGCCTCATGGCAACGCGCCCGACCTAAATTAGCGGCTTTAGGGGGCGACGCCAGCGCGTTGCCAACAACATACGACCCTACGTATATTCAAAGCGAATTGGCACAAGCGTTAAGCGCAAAAGATCGAATGGAGCAACATTTTGCGCAACAAGATTTAAGTGGCAGTGTACAGACGCTTGCAATGCCTAAGTATGCTTTGCCCGGCGCGCCTGCAAATGCAATGGTTGTCCCCGGCTCTAACGTAAACAAAACGCCGTTGTCTGCTGAAATTGAAGCGCAAAAAATGCGTATTGCTAATGCTGGCGCATCACGTCAAGTAACAAACGTCAACACGCAAATTCCGGCCAGCGAAGAAGCGCAAAAAGAATATATGAAAGAAGCGCGTGTGACGTTTAACACGCTCAAGTCTGCGCCGTCTGTATTGACCAACATGGAAGAAGCTAAAAAACTTATTCCCTCTGCCAAAGGGTTTATGGGGCCGGGCGGTGAGCCAATGCTCAAAGCGGCCAGTTTCCTTAATAACCGTTTGGGGACAAACATTGCTACCGAAGGCATTACCGACGCAACTGTATTGCGCTCGCGTCTGTTTACAGGTGTTATTGAGAACTTGCGCAAGTTGGACGCGCAACCTACTCAGTCACAGCAACAAGTCTTGCAAGATGCTATTGGTAACTTGGGCACTGACCCCAATGCGTTGCCTCGGGTGTTGGATGCGTTTGGCGACATTCTTCGGGAAAAAGTTGAGATCGGA